CCTTACGTTTCAAACCCTTTTCGGCATTCAAAAAATCGGTCAAGTTAGTAAACCCAGACTTTTCAAGTTCTTTCTTAGATATGATGCGATCAGCCTGACGAATTGGCTTAACCGGCTCAGCTTCACCCCGTCCTGGCTCAGCCTTATAAGCTGGAGTCTTATCCCCGCCGCCCTGTGATGGAGCCTTATCTTCTCCGTCCTTTTGAGCATTGCGCTCCGCGAGCCTATCCATCGCCGCATTGAACCGATCACTTGCCTCTGAATCCTCAGTAGACTTAAGTTCCATCTTAGGCGCACGCTTACCTAGCGAGGCATAATCATAAATGCCTACATCTTCAGATGGCTTATCTTTAGGCGCACGTTTACCAAGTGACGCGTAGTCATAAGTGCCTACGTCACCACCTTCGTCAAACCGCTTTGCACGTTTCTTAGCCATGATTACTTACCCCTTGCTAATAAGCTGGTCAATTTTTTCTTCCAAGCGGTTAAACCGTTGGTCAATATGATCTGTAACTCTTGCCACTTCTGCTTTAGTTGCTGTATCACGAGCAATCTCCTCACGCGTTCTGTTCAACAGAATCGTTATGCGCGCAAGATCAGAAAACTTCTCATGCGCAATATACGCAAATAGACCGGTAAACAATGTCAATCCCCCAGTCCACGCCACTGTAATTTCCATGCTCAACATTTCCATCTTTTCAGTGACGCGGCTTTGCGTGTCGGTTGGCCTTTTTCGTCCTTCATTGGACCGGGCATTCCGCTCATACGAGCACAGAACGACTTCTTACGTGGGCCACCCTCGGGCTGTGGAGCCTTTAGGTTCGATCCAGTTGCGGCATTGTATTTAGCACGACCTTTGGCGGTAAGCCCCGCCCCCTGCTTAACCGGCAGCTTTTCACCACGACCAATAGCAAGTGATGGGGCTTTCTTAGCCATAATAAATTGTTGCCGTTACAGTTGTACCAAGCCCAACGTAAATACCGTTGGGGCAATAAATACCTTCACCGGGAATCTTAATTGGCAAACCTACCGTGCTAAATGTATCCAATTCCAACAACAAAGTTGTGTACATAGTTACATTACCAGTTGCGGACGCAGTTGTAGAAGTCACAGTAAACACGTTTGCATTTGTTACTGTAACCGCATAAACGGCGTCACGACTTGCGCCAGAGGTCATGTCTAAAAATACACGTTGCCCATTGACTAAACCGTGACCCGTAATAGTAACGGTGATTGTGGTTGTTGTTTGGCTGTATGTGCCTGATTTTTTAACTGTTGGATCAGCAACAGCCATATTACGTATTGAGGATGTGCCAGAAGTTACAGTAATACCCTTTAACCGCGTAGCGTAGTTTACCGCCGTGCCAGATGCTGAGGCATGATAGGCTTTAACGTCATACTGCATTGCCATGGCTTACCCCTTACCCGTAAAAAATGGTTGAGGTTACGACACTTGCTGCGGGCAATCCCACATAAATGCCATCTAAAGCCAAAACGCCTTCGCCCGGAATGAACGTATAAAACGATGTGCCAGTTGAACAATCAAGTTCAACCAAAATTTGGTTATACACAGTCACATCACCAGAGGTGGTTAACGTCCCTGTTGTAACTGTGAAAGTATCTATTGTTACCGCTGTTACTACATACATATTACTAACGCCGTCACCATCAGCAAACTGTAGCCACACGCGCGAACCTAAACCAACCCCATGCCCTGCAATAGTTACTGTGCAAGTTGTCGTTCCGGGGATGTCATACGTCCCAGATTGGGCTACGTTGTTTGCTATGGGTATGTTGTATGTAGTAGACGTTGTAGGAGAGATCACAACCCCCTTCAAGCGGGTGCGATAAGGCACCGCTACCCCCGAAACGGTATTGTGATACGACTTTACGTCATATTGCATCGTCATTTTCTTGCTCCGGTTCTGGCGCGTCTAGCCTATTTACAAGCATCTTGTACGCTTGGATTGTGGCTTGAGACTGAATCAAAAAGGTTTGGGCTTTCTGCGCTTCAGTCTCAAGATCACGAATCTCAGTCTCCAAGAATTCCTTGGTGATCTGCATATTAGCTGTTTGTCGTAGTCAGCATAATGTAGTAAGCAGTACCTGCGCTGTCAACAATCTTCAATGAGTTTGTAGCTGCGCCTTGGGTATTGGCCGTGATCATGCCAGATGGGACATAGAACAAGTTAGCCACCGTGCCAGTGCCGCTGTTTGTAAAGCGGATGAAAGAAGCACCAGTCCAAGAGCCACCAGAAGCAAAATCAGAGTCAGCTTGAATAGCTGCAATCGTACCGCCGGGGTTTGTAGACGTACCGCCCAAAGTAGCGCGAAGAGCATTACCTGCGCCAGAAATGGTACCAGAACCGTTGATGCTCAAGCTAATGTGAGCGCCATTAACAGTACCGGCAGTAGCTGCGCCAGCGCCTGTGACTCGAGTCAGGGCGCGATAAGTTTCCCCAGAGCCAGTGGATGTGAAAGTTAAACGCTGATAAGACAGACGTGTATCGCCAGTGGCAGCCGAAGTCGTAACATACGATTCAGACACATTAGTAGCGGTAGTCTCAACGATGGGAGAAGAAGCTGTTCCGGTAATAAAGCCATTATTAGATACGACCGGACCTGAGAAGGTAGTAGTTGCCATGATATAGGTTCCTTACATGCAAGTGAGGGCGTATCTGTCTGCATGTCGTCAGCCGGGACTGTCAGATACACCGGATAACCCCGGTATTTATATCTTTATACTATCAGCGGAGTGGCGCGTCAAGCATATTTAAACAACCAATTCTTATACGGCCCACGGGTTAAAGCCTTACCTGATTTAAGCGCCCGATTGGCTGTTGGCGGTTTTATATTCAGCGCCTCCCGCAAGGCTAAAATACTGGAATAAGTTGTGATATTGCCCGCCGCGTCTGTAGCTACAACAGCTTTACTCACCTTTTCCGCATGATCTGGGCGCTGCTTGCCGTACCAGAAGTTACCCTCTCCCGATAGCTTGGCAGATATTTTTGCCCGCACTTCTGAAGACTTTGGCTTTCCCAAAAGATAAGCGCGTATTTTTCCTTTAGATTCTTCTGTGTGAAGTCTTCCTTTGCTTGATCTTGAAATTTCTTTTAATGAATCACCTGTATGTTTATACCCCCAGGTTGGGCTTTTTTCTCCGCCAAAACCTAACATTGGCGCCGTTGCATTTACTCCAAGGTTATAGCAATACTCCTTACCAACATGTAGGGCAAGCCAAACATTTTCTGCTGCTAGTAAATCATCCTGTTCTGTAAGTGGCTCAACAACAACAAAAACAAAAGCTTGCTCTCCGTACTTGTCCCATGAGGATTGCAAGTAACGGTTATTGTGTTTACCTGTACGCAACTCTGAAAAATGCCGCGTCTTGCGCCTTTTTAAATCTACTGCGCTACCAACATAAAACTTGTTGTTTACTACATTAATTATTTTATATATCCCGCGTGCCATACACCCTCCTTGTTTAGACAAGCAAAGTGTACCTGATCTAAATAAATAACACAACAAGATAAACAAAAGGGGCCGAAGCCCCTTCTGAAACCCGCATGTAGCCTAGGTTTTAGTGTTATGCACCCGCGCTTCCAAACATTCCGAGCGGATCCGACCACCCAAAGCTGTAGCGCTCACGGGACTTGTAACGGACGTTGCCCGTGTCGAAATCACCATCCATTGAGTTGGCCAGAGGGGTACGGACAAAGTGCTTCATGCCGTTAGGAACATCAGTGGTCAGGAACCATGCGTTCGAGTCAGTCAGGAAGTTGTTGACCGTGTAGCCTTCCGGAATAGAACCGTTGTTCTTAATTGCATTGATGTCGTTATCGGCAGTAGCAACGCGGAGTTCGGTTTCTAGCAGACGAGTAGCAACGAATTGCAACGCAGGTGGAACAACCAGCTTCTTAGGCTTAGCAGCAATCAGCAGGCCACGCTCATCAGTCCATGCAGCGATTTGAATAACTGCAGCTTCCAAGGAAGTCTCATTCAAGTCGGCTGGGGTTGAAGGAATGTTGCTGTTGGTGCCACCAGAGGTCAGTGGGTGTGATGCTGAAAACAGCGCCACGCCATCACCACCAACGTAAGCACTGCTAAATCCGTTGTTCAGGATCGTCGCGGCCTTAACTTGCTTGGTGTAAGCCATAGCACGAGCCAGTGCTTTGGTATAACGAGCCGACAGGCTGTCATACAGGTTGTCTTCGATGGCCTCTTCGGTCAGCGAGAAACCCAGAGCAATGGTTTCGTGGTTGTATCGAGCAGTCCATGCTTCTTGTGCGTTGTCATAAGCGATGGCTGAGCCTTCGTTTTTGACTGGCGCGGCGGAGAAGCCAGACAGCTTTGTCTCTTCTTCGAACGAACGCTCGGAGGTCTCAGTTTCGTAGATCTCTTTGTGTTGCTCACCGTAGGTTGCGTACTCAAGACCGAACAGAGCGTTCAGGCCCGGAAGCAGTTCTTTAAGTAGTTGTGCGCGTGAAATAGCCATGATTTAGCTCCTTAAGCAATGCTGGTGGCAGCGTAATACTGGTGTTGACCGAAGTTCAACTTAACCAGCAACTCTGGGTACTGTGCAAACACAATCGTCGAACTAGCCGCAAAAGCAGCTATC